CTCGGTAGCGGCCAGCTACTACAAGCTGACCATCGATGACGAGGAGTTGATCGAGATCGACGCCATCAACCTGGTCCGAAAGGTGGGCGGTACCGATCAGATGGAAGCCATTCGTGCGGCGATTGGCTTGTGATGAATTCCGTGATGAACAACAAGGAGCCCACCCATGAACACCGCTGAACGCATCAAACTCAACTTTCCCATCGAGCACGATGGCGTCCCCATTGCCGATATTGCCCTGCGCCGTCCCACCGTGGGTGACCACCTGGCCGCGCAGAAGTCGGCCGGCACCGACGCTGAACGCGAAATCCGGCTGATCGCCAATCTGGCTGAATTGCCACCCGCCGCGATCCATCAGCTCGATATGAAGGACTACGCCCAACTGCAGAAGGTGCTGGGCGGTTTTTTGCAGTGAATCCGGGTGAGCTTTCCGCCCTCGTGGTGGAGCTCGCCCTCTACACCCATTGGCCTCGATCCGAGTTGCTTGCCCTGGAGGTGAGTGAGTTGGTCGAGGCCTTGTCATTGGCGCGGCGGCTGTCTGCAACGCCATCTTCCTGAGGTTTCCCCATGGCCACAGCGCATCCCGTTCAGATCAGCATCGGTGCCACGCTGGCGGCCTCGCTCGGCTCGGCCGTTCGCGGTGCCCGGGCCCAGCTGAACCAGCTAGGCTCCACGATGGCCGAACTGGGTAACAAGCAGTCCGGCATCAAGCAGCTGGAGACCTTGAGGTCGCAGGCCAAGGATGCGGCGCTGACCATGCGCGCCGCGCAGCAGAAGGTCTCTGGCCTGGAAGCGAACATCGCCGGCCAGGATGGTGGTGTCACTGCCAAGCAGGCCCGCGAACTCGAACGTGCCCGTGCAGCAGCCACCCGAGCCGAGGATGCCTACCGTCGCCAGCGCTCGGCCGTGGACGAACTGAGCACCTCTTTGCAGCGTGCCGGCGTGAACACCCGAGCCATGGGCAGCGAGTCCGCGCGGCTCGGTAGCCAGCTGGAGACCCTGCGCACCCGCACCGAAGCCTTGACCCGGGCGCAACAGGCACAGGCACGCAATCTGGAGAACCGCAGCGCCTACCGCGCCCAGATGATGGATGCGGTGGCCTTGGGTGGCGCGCTGTATGGCCTGGTGCAACCGGCTGTCCAGTTCGAATCGGTGATGGCGGATGTCAAGAAGGTCGTGAACTTCGACACGCCGGATCAGTTCGGGCAGATGAGCAAGGATGTGCTCTTGATGTCGACCCGCATTCCGATGGCCGCTGACGGCATCGGCGCCATCGTCGCGGCCGCAGGGCAAGCAGGCATCGCCCGCGAGGAGTTGCTGCGCTTTGCCGAGGACGCCGCCAAGATGGGCGTGGCCTTTGATCTGTCGGGTCAGCAGGCCGGGGCGGCCATGACGGGCCTGCGCTCGATCTTCGGGCTGACCCAGGACGAGGTGGTGAAGCTCGGGGACGCCATCAACCACCTGTCCAACAACATGGACGCCAAGGCATCCGACTTGCTCAACATCGCCAACCGGGCGGGATCGACGGCGAAACTGTTTGGACTGTCCGGGGCGCAACTTAATGCCTTGGGTGCCACCTTCCTGGCGCTCAAGACGCCACCCGAAGTCGCCGCCACCGGCATCAATGCGCTGTTGATGAAGTTGGCGACCGCCGACAAGCAGAACGAGCGGTTCCAGCAAGGCTTGCAAGACATCGGGTTGTCCGCTGAGGTCATGAAGAAGATGATCCAGCGTGACGCCCAAGGCGCCCTGACCACCTTCCTGCGGCAGGTGAAGAACGCGCCCGATCTGATGGGCACGCTCTCTGATCTCTTCGGTATGGAGTACGCCGACGACATCGCCAAGCTGGTGGGCTCGATGGACGCCTACGAGAAGGCGGTGGGCCTGGTGGCCGATCAGACGGCCTATGCCGGCTCGATGCAGAAGGAGTACGAAGCGCGCTCGGCCACCACCGCCAACAACCTGCAGCTCCTCAAAAACCAGATGAGCCGGCTCGGCATCACGGTGGGCAATGCGCTGCTGCCGGCCTTGAACAACCTGGTGGGCGCGCTGATGGGTCCCATCGACAGCCTGGCCAATCTCGCCGAACGGTTTCCTGTCGTTACGCAAGTGGTGGTGGGCACCGTTGGTGCCGTGCTGGGCCTGAAGGTGGCCACCATCGCACTGGGCTATGCCTGGACCTTCGTGAAGGGGCCAATCCTGGGTGCGCAGGTGGCATTTCAGTCGGCCCGGGCAGGTCTGGCGCTACTGCAAGTGCAGGCGGCGGCCACTGGAACCAGTGCCAGCATTCTGTCGCTGGCCTGGAGTCGGATTCAGACGGGTGCCCTCGGGCTGATCGCCCCGATCAAGTCGGCGGCGCTGGCCTTCTGGTCGATGTTGCCGGCGATTGGTGCAACGACGGCCGCGCTGCTCGCCAACCCGATCACCTGGATCGTTGCCGGGATTGGTGCGGCGGTCGCCGGTCTGGCCTTGGTGATCCGCAAATACTGGGACCCCATCGCCGCTTACCTTGGCGGCGTGTTCGAGGGTATTCGTTCGGCGATGCAGCCAGCGATTACCAGCCTTTCCATGGCACTGGCACCGCTGGCGCCGATTGGGCAGGCGGTGGCTTCCGTGTTCGGTTTCATCGCCGACGGCGTGAGCCGGGTGGTGGGCTGGATCGGGGCTTTGCTCGCGCCAGTGACACTCTCCACGGAGGCGTTCAACAGTCTGTCTGCATCCGGCCAGTCTCTCGGGGCGGTGATCGGCAGTGCGTTGAGCACGGCTTTTACGGTGCTGACGCTTCCGATTCGCGCGGTGGGCACGCTGGTGGGGTGGGTGATTGAGGGTTTTACGGCCCTGGTGTCTTTCTCCCCCTTGGCCCTGATTAGCGCGGCCTGGCAACCGGTGGCGGATTTCATGACCAGTCTCTGGTCGGGCATCACCGCCACCGTCGGTCAAGCCATCGACTGGATCGCCGGCAAGATCGGCTGGGTGATGAATGCAGGCAAGCAGGTCGGTGACTGGTTCGGTTCGCTCTTCGGTAGCGATAAGCCGGCGTCGCCCACCGCCACGGCACCGGCTACTGCGCGTCCGGCAACGGTGGGCAATACCGCCTCACTGGTCGCGTCACGCACATCCGTCGGTACCGCACCCGTTGGCATCGCGCCGATGTCGGCGGGCAGCCCGTTAGTGGCAGGGGCCAGGCCGGTGACGATGCCGGCGCAACCGCTGGCCGCACGTGGCAACACCAGTGTTTCACTCTCGGCCCCGATCACGGTCAATGCCCCACCCGGGATGGATGCGCGCGAGATCGCCGCGCTCATCGAGTCGCGCCTGCGCGCCCTGATGCGAGAGACCACCCGCAGCCCGGCTGCCGCGATGTACGACTGATCCCAAGCACGTCAGTCTCCTTCCCTATTTTTTGTCGAGGTGTGACATGGCCGAACGTGTGATGTTGGGCCTGGGCGAGTTTCGTTTTGAAATCGCCACGCTCGCTTACCAAAAATTCTCACTCAACCAGTCCTGGCGCTGGCAGGAGCAGGCGAGGATTAACCGCGATCCTGCGTTGCAGTTCGTGGGACGCAACGTTGGCGAGATCGAACTCGACGGCGTGATCTACCCGAGCTTCAAGGGTGGCCTGGGGCAGATCGAAGCCATGAGATCCCTTGCTGACGCCGGCAAGCCGCTGCAACTGGTCGATGGTCTCGGCCGCATCTGGGGTGCCTGGGTGATCACGGAGATCGGCGACACCCGCACCGTGTTTGCCGATGACGGTCAAGCGCGCCGGATCGAGTTCCGCATCAAGCTCAAGGCCTATGGGGAGGATCAGCCATGACCCGACCGATCTTCAAACGGATGGTCACCCGTGATGGCGATGTGCTCGACGATCTGGTCTGGCGGCATTACGGGCGCAGCGATGTATTGACCGCCGTGCTCGAAGCCAATCCGCAGTTGGCCCAGTTGTCCCCGGTCCTTGTGGCTGGCCTGGTGGTCGAGTTGCCCGATCTGCCGCTGCCGACTGAAGCGCCGGTGATCCGGCTGTGGTCGTGAGCCCAATACGAGGAGGGGGCCATGCAACCACTGTTCCGCATTTACGCCGGCAGCCAAGAGATCACCGCTGCCATCCGCGACCGGCTGATCGAGCTGGTGGTCACTGACGAAGCCGGCATCCAGTCCGATGAGCTGAAGCTGACCCTCGATGATCGCCGCCGTGAGGACGGCGCGATTGCCGAACTGCCGCGCATCGGCACGGTGCTCACCGTGTCGCTGGGCTATGCCGAAACCCGGCTGGTGTCCTTGGGGCGTTTCATCGTCGATGAGGTCGAGATCCGCTCGCCGCCCGCGACGTTGACCGTCTCGGCCAAGGCCGCCGATATGGTCGGGCCGTTTCGCAGTCCCAAGACCCGCTCCTGGGATGCGACGACGCTGGGCCAACTGGCCGAGACCATCGCTGCCGAGCACCGGTATCAGGCCAAGATCGATCCGGAGCTGGGCGCCATCGCGATCCCGCATCTGGACCAGACCGAGGAGTCGGACATGGCGCTGCTCACGCGCCTGGCGGCCAAGCACGATGCCGTGGCCAAACCCGTGGCCGGGTTTCTGGTGCTGGCCAAGCAAGGCGCGATCAAGACCATCACCGGCCAGGTGATGCCGACGATCAAACTCACAGCGAGTGATCTGGCGGAGTGGCGCTACCGGCACTCGGCGCGCAAACCTGGCGGCAGCGGCTCGACCAGCGATGGCGATACGCAAAAACCACCGACGACAGCCACCGGCGGCACCAAGGCTTATTGGTGGGACTTCGAGAAAGGCGAGCGCCGGGAAGTGACCACTGGATCGCCGCCCTTCGAGGAAATCCGCTACGTCCACGCCACCGAAGCGGAAGCCAAGGCGGCGGCTGCTACCCGCAAGAACACTGGGGAGCGTGGGCAGGGCGAACTGTCCTTCAGCTTGCCGGGCGATCCACGACTCGCTGCCGAGGGGCGGCTATCCATCGATCTGCGCCCCTGCATCCCGACCGACTGGCGCATCAAGCGCGTCGAGCACCGCCTGGGCGCCCAGGGATTCACGACGCAGGTCGAGTGCGAGCGATTCACCGCTTCGGCCGTGCCAGTGACCGATAACCCCGCTGAACCCAACGCATAAGGAGGCCACCGTGCCCGAAAAAGATCCTTCGACCTACGGCCTGATCACCTACCTGTGGGTGACGGGCCTGGCCGCCTGGGGTGGCCTGGTCAATTTCTACCGCAAGGTCAAATCCGGTGAGACCCGTGCCTTCAACGTGGTTGAACTCATCGGCGAGATCGCCACCTCCGCTTTCGCTGGCCTCATCACCTTCTGGCTGTGCGAGGCCGCGCAGTTCAATCCGCTGGTCACCGCTGCACTGGTCGGCATCTCCGGCCACATGGGTAGCCAGGCCATCTATCAACTGGAGCGCTGGGCGCAGACGCGTCTGGGCAAGGAGCGGCCATGAACCCCATCGACACCATCCTCGACGAAATCATCCGCCGTGAGGGCGGCTATGTGAACCATCCTGCCGACCGAGGTGGGCCAACCAACTTCGGCATCACCGCGCAGACGCTGGGCAGCTGGCGCAAGCTCGGTCGCCCCGCCACGGCTGCTGAAGTGCAGGCGCTGACGGAAACCGAAGCCCGCGCCATCTACCGCCAGCAGTACATCACCGGCCCCGGGTTCGAGGCCGTCACCAATCCGGCGCTGCTGCACCTGCTGGTTGATGCTGGTGTGCATTCCGGGCCAAAGCGAGCGGTGCAGTGGCTGCAGAGCGCATTGGGTGTGACCGCTGACGGCGTGATCGGTCCCAAGACCTTGGCAGCGCTCGCTGCTGCCGACCAAGGTGTGCTCTACGGCAAGGTGCTGGGGCAGCGCCTGCGCCATCTCGGACGGCTGATCACCAACGATCCCAAGCAGTCGGCGTTTGCTGCCGGCTGGATGAACCGGATGGCGGAATTTGTGGAGGGCACGGTATGAGTCCGATCCTCACCACCTTGGCCCCGGGCCTGCTGGAAGCCGGCAGTCGTCTGATCGACCGCCTGGTGCCCGATCCTGCCGAGCGCGAAAAAGCCAAGCTCGCGCTGCTGCAAGCCGAAGGGCAACTGGCGCTGCAGGAGATGCAGACCAGCCTGTCGGCGATCCTGGCTGAAGCCAACTCGCAGGACCCCTGGACCAGCCGGGCACGGCCGACGTTTCTGTACGTGATCTACGGCGTGATCCTGCTGTGCGTGATGGGTGCCATCATCGGCATCTGGTGGCCAACGCACGTCTTTCAGGCGGCGGAGAACCTCAATAAGCTGCTGGGCGCGGTGCCCGAGAGTTTGTGGTGGCTCTTCGGTGCGGGC